ATACCACCAGCATTAGCAGCATAAGCAACACTCAATGATGCAGTTTGATAAGTACGCATGTAATCGTCGCCGCCGTTTGTACCCCAAACTCTTGGCGGGCTGCTAGCATTATTTTCGTTACCATTACTTGAGTTGATGTAACCTGCCATAATGTATCCATTACCATCGGTTCTTACAATTTTATTTGCTTCATTGTTTCTGCCAGCATGAACCGATAAACTGCCAACTGTACCAGCATTGCCATCAATCGATACACCAGTTAATGTTTGTCCTGCACTTCCGCGATTCAATGCAATCGCAGTCGTACCAACATGAAGTGTAGAACCGCCTAAAATTGCACTACCAATTGTTCCACCTGATAACTTGCCCGCATTTAACGATGATATAAATGATGGATTTGCATAACTTTGTGATGTATATACACCATTCGTAACTGTGCCTGCATTACCCGATATACTCATTGAGTAAGTTGTTCCTGTGCCAACGTTCAATGCATTTTTAACGAAAGCTGTAGTTGGAACTGTACTATCATTGGAAGCGGTGGCAGGTGTTACACCAATAACTTGGCCAGTAAATGTGCCACCACTTTTTGGCATCTTAGCAGATTCTAAACCGTCAATTGCACTTTGAATTGTGCCTGTTGTAAGAGCACCTGTTGCCGGTCCGTATACAATATTGTTTGCATAATACTCGTATGTTGTAAAACCATCAACTTCAATTAAAATAGTATCACCTGTATAAGGTGCTGTAGTCATCACAACTCTAGAAGTTGCGGAGTTTAGTGTGTATTCAGATTCTAATTGACGAACACCATTAATGTATATTCTTACTTGGTTTGCTTGACTAAATGTTGGTGTTGCGAATAGTGTTGTTGTTGAATCACCAGAATAAGACAAACGATTTGATGTTATTCTTGTACCAGGTGTTGCACCTCCACCACTACCACTTGGTGCTGAAGTCCAAAAATAATTACCTGCACCACCGGTTGCAAGAACATAACCAGAAATACCTGCACCACCGGTTGCAGATGTAATCATATTGTTAAATGCTGACGCTAGTGATGTGGAACCTGTACCACCGCTTGATGCAGTCAAAGGACTTGTTAATACCAAACTAGAAAAAGTTGGTGAAGCACTTATTCTCAAATCTTGTGAAGTACTAACTGCAAACGTATTTGCAGAAGTTGCATAAAAAGAAATACCGTTGTTACTAGTTAATGTTATTGAAGCATTGTTTGGTGATATAGAACCAGTTGTGCCGATAAATTCACTTGTTGCCGAATTTGCTTTATTGAAAGCCGCATTTGCTTGATTAAAAGCTGGTACAATTTGTGGTCCAACATTATTTGCCGCAGCAAACGATGCATTAGCATGTGTAAAAGCACTATTTGCAAATACACCACTGATATTCTGTGATGTATAAGATGAATTGGCTCTAACAAAAGCACCATTTGCAAACGAGTCTGCTGTATCAATACGTGCGTTCAAGAAGGTATTTGCAGTTTGAATATTATTATTTAATGTATTTGCTGCTAATGATGAAGCGGCTAAAATTGTACTTGTTGATGTTGTTGAACTACTGAGTTGTTGTTCTGTGATGATTCTATAATAGTCATTTACTGTTGCAACATCTTTAATATCAAAATAATCTCGTGCCTCATTCCAACGAATTTGTGCGTTTGCATAAACAGAATTTGCTAATTGTAATGCATTGTTTGTTCTATAAACACTAAAAAAGGATGTTATACTTGGTGATGAGGCACTTAAAGTAAATTCATTCACGTTATAAATTGTTTTTCCATTAATAACAAAATTGCCGCCGATAGATAAATCTTGGTCAACCTCAACACTATTAAAATATGCTGCAGCATCATTCGCATCAATTATATCTGTAATTCTTATGGTTGGTGTATAAACAAGAGTATTTGCATATATTGTATTTGCTCTTGTTGTATCGGAAGCAAAAGTATTTACTGTACTAGAATATGTATTTGCTATTAAAATATTAGTGTGTGTTGTACCAGTAACAGACATTGTTCTGGTGTTAGCGGTACTATTAGCTTGCAATCTATCTGTGAATGTGGTATTAGATATTGATATATTTGCAGTATTAACTGAAGTATTAGCTTGTAATACATTAGTAAAAGTATTACCAGTAACGGACATTGTTTCAGTATTTGCAACACTATTTGCTTGTAATCTATCTGTAAATGTTGTACCAGTAACAGACATTGTTCTGGTATTTGCTGCACTATTAGCTTGTAATGTGTCGGTGAATGTTGTACCAGTAACAGACATTGTTCTGGTATTTGCTGAAGTATTAGCTTGTAGTGTGTCGGTGAATGTTGTACCAGTAACAGACATTGTTCTAGTGTTAGCAGCACTATTGGCTTGTAAAACATTCGTAAAGGATGTTCCTGTTACCGATAAAGTTTCTGTATTTGCTGAAGTGTTGGCTTGTAATACATTTGTAAAAGTATTACCTGTTACAGATAAAGCTTTCGTATTAACTGTAGCATTAGCCTGCACACTATTTGCATATAGAGTCCATACAATACTTGCGTTAGAAGTATTTGTTGAACTATTTGCTTGTAAAAATTTTGTATAAGTTGTGTTTACAACAGACACATTTGAAGTATTTACAGAAGTATTTGCTTGAACAACGTTTGCATATAGAGTCCATACAATACTTGCATTAGAAGTATTTGTTGAACTATTTGCTTGTAAAAATTTTGTATAAGTTGTTTCAGTAACCGATGCGTTACCAGTAGTAAGTATTTCATTATTAGATTTTAACGTTTGTGTCAATACATATGTATTGGCTTGCAAATAATTTGTATAAACTGAACTATTTGCAACAGCAACATCAGTTAAAATACTGGTATTTGCTTGAAGTTTATTTGCATAAACACTATGTACAATAGATGCGTTTGATGTATTGACTGTATTATTTGCTTGTAATGTTCTTGTAATTGTTCCGAAAGAAATTGCAACATTACCACCAATTATTGCATTATTTGCAATAAGTAATGAATTACCTGAACCTAAAACTTCCAACGTTTTGCCAATAGTTGTGTTACCGGTTGTTACAATACCTAATGTTGAATTTGTAAAATATGCTTGGCCTTGTACATCTAAATTTTTCTCTATTGATGCGTAGGAACCAATACCTTGTACTATCAAAGCTTTCTGTACGATTACATTACCGTTTGATTGTAACGCACTCTTTGTTGATTCTGATAGATATAATGTACCAGAATCTTTACTATAATCACTTTCAGCTAAGGTGTTGTTTTCACCAATCAAAGCATCTGTCGCAACCAACCAATCACCAAATGTGTTGGCATAACTTAACGCGGTAACTGTATTAGCCATTTTAACCTTTTTCTAATAGTTTTATTATCAAACTTTTTATTTCTGTTAAATCTTCTTTAAGTTCTTTAATTTCTGATTTAACATTATTTATTTCTTCTTTTTGAAACTCCATTACTCGGCGTCTATTTAAATAGGTTTCTAATCCATTTTTATCTTGGTTTATGATTGCACCACTTCTAGTGTCTCTAACCAATTTTGTGCCTTCAACTTTTAAATATGCCACGATCAACCAATTGAACTATTGATATCTGAGGGTAATGCAATACATCTCATGTCTGTCAAGTAAGGTACAATAGTTTTATCTGTCGTCAATAAAACAATTTTGATTGCAAACTGATTAAACGAATTATATGTTTGGCCATTTATTGATGTATATGAAACATAACCTTTTTCTGTTCCTAATGTTCCTGGAGCAAAAGTATATTCGTTCAAATCACCTCTAAATTTAGAATATAATGTATCTGAATTTTTTGTTTTGGTCATTAATATCCAAGAACTATCAGCAAAACCTTGAGTATCGTTTCTGTTCAAAATTTTATAATACACTTGTATGTCTGTTTTGGCAGGACGATATGCTGACAAATAAACATTCAAATCGCCAGAATCGAAACCTGCTTCCAGTACAACCTTTTTGGTTACATATCTTGTTGCTGCAGGACCACCATTTTTAGATGTTTCGCCTGCAATAATTGCGGCCGCGCCAGAAGCAGAACCTCCAGAAACGTTAATTGAAACTGTTGGTGTTTCTATGTATCCTGATCCTGGTGTTGTTATATAAATTGAAGTTATTTTGCCACCTTCAATCACAGGTGATGCATAAGCTTGTGCTCCATATGCACCCGTTGGCACAGAAATTGTAACTGTTGTGTTGCCTATATTATATGAACTACCACTAGAAACAATAGATATTAAACTGTTTGATAATTCACAGTTATTGATATCATACTGCACTGAAAACACACTTGTTCCAGCGTCTGAAATAACTGGAGAAACCGCATCATCTTGTGAAGATAACTGGCCATACAATGAAAAAGATGTTTCCGAATTTGCAATCAACACTCTTTCCCCTTGATTGTCATCCAAATAAATGTGTTCATACATTGTTGTACCATATTTACCTGGATTTATACCAACTTGTCCCGCAGAAGAACCATTTTGTAATGTAGCATCATAATTATAATTAATTGATGTTGATGATGGTACAAAATCGGTTGTTGATATGTTAAATGCATCTACCAATATATTAGAATTTGATGTTGTCGAAATCAAATCGGTCATTGCGTTTGCATTTTTATAAAAATCAATCTCAGAATCCACCAAAGTTCTTTGTGGTAATTTTTTAGGTATAACCATTCTAATTGATGGTGTAACATTAGTGTTAAACACACATCGTTCGGTTGTAAACATCAAATTTTGATTCTGATCTGCTTGCCATGTTTGTGAATTTTGAGAAATAAACAAACTACCAATATAGTATGCGGCTGATATTTTTGTAATCGAACTTGGATACGGATCAGTTGGTAGATTTTTCACGGTTGATGGCAAAGCATCTTCATTGTTCGAAGCAGTCCATAATGTATATTCATTTGATGAAGATTTAACAATAAACGCATACAATACACCAGATTGAATATAAACTGGCGCAGTGAATGTGAATTCCGTGTAAGCAGTTGAATCTAAGAATTGTGGTGTTTGAGAAACTTTAACTTTAGTTGGATCCAAGGTAACTACTGAGTGATCCAATGTTGTTCCGTTTGGATATCCATTTAGTGTACCAACAATTGAAAGTGATACTGGTGAGCCATCATTTATTGATGTTGGTTTTGATGCAAAAAACACCCTAATTGAAGAAAGGAATGCACCATTCGGAAAGTTTGTTGCATCAATTTGAAAAGTTTGAGCAACAGGATCTTGCCTAGGTGGTGGCGGTGGTTGTAAATCCGTTACAATTCTTCTTGTTTGAACTTCGGATGTATTTGTTGTATAAGAAGCATCTTTGTATAATGTTTGTTTGAAAACATCTTTTGCACCAGACGGAGATGCACCAAAATCAATATTTTGTTTATTGACTTGTAAACCTCCTGCATAGAAGGTTCCTTCTGCATATGTTGAGACTGTACCAATATTATTATTGATTCGATTGTCTAAACGAAAAACCTTTTGGCCAGTATGGAAAGTGTTTTCTGGTATCGTAAACACACCAAAGAAATCACCACGTTCATTCGTTTCAATAGGACCAATAGAATATGTTTCAATGTCCGCTGATCCAGAAATTGACACAGCTGTTGCAAGTGTGACTACTTTTGTTGTTCCATTGTATGCTGAAATTATTGCTGACTCACCCGCACCAGGTCCGGAAGTTATATAAAGTCTTAAATTTGTATAAAAATTTGTTGTACTTGATGCTAAAGGTGATAGTGTTATTGATGTACTGGATGCTGCGGCCTTTATTGTACCGCTATAGTGTTGAGTTGAAATAACACTACCAGAAGCAGTAGATGATTGATAGACACCTGATGCATTAAACAGAGCATTTTGTATAGCTAAACCATTATTGTATGTGGTTGTTTTAAAATCATTTGAAACATACAAACGTATTTTTGTTGTATCGGTGTAATTGTATACACCTTCAATTTTGCCTGTAGGTGTAAATGTACCAGAAGAAAAGTAACCAATAATATCACCTTCTTTGAAGGTACCTGTCACAGATCCAATTTCAATTATATTTAATTTACGAGTGTATTTGTCAACACTTATGTTGTCGAAGAAAGCATACAACTGTGTTTTAATTAAAATATCAGAAGCTTTAACTACAATTTGTTGTGTTCTCATCCAAGGAAGAATACTGATATCATTTATGTAACCATTATTCAATGAATACGTGTTGTCTATTTTATTATATGGTCCAAGTAAATTATTTTGTTGTTCTTTATACTTTGTGATATAAGTTGAAGAAAGTGTGGAATTCTGTATTGTTGTTTCTTGCAACCCAGTTGATCCGCCTGTCCAACCAGTGGTATTGGACACAGTGTTCCATGGACTAGATTGTTGTGATTGTAGACTTGTTATTGATGTTCCTGGAACTGTTTGCCAATCACCAAAAGCCAATGTGTTTGTTACATCACCCCTTTGAAAGACTTGTAGATCGGCATCTACAACCAACAAAGCTGGAGAATATGTTGTATCAACCCAAGTGTCCATGTTTGGAGATAATTTTAAAGTACCTTTCGCAAAAGGTGTATTAAATGGGTTCACATTTGTTGTTCTACTTGCCAATTTTTGTGAAAATAGATTAGTTGTGGTGTATGGTAGTGTAAAATAATTCACTGAACCATCTTTACTAACATTGATATTCAATGCAGAAATAGATGCAGCTGTTGGTGAATTCATGTTATACACCATTGCTAAATTCTTCAATGGGAAATTGTTAACGATTTGACCAGCTGTTAATTGTCTGGTTCTTCTATTAATATTTGCATTGAAGTCTGTAATTCCAGAATCTGAAGCTGAAAATCCAGAGAAATCGTCTACCATGATACCATTTTTGAATCTATTTAATCCATATGCATCCGAAATTTGCAACGAAGTTGCATTTTGTTCCAAAGCATTCAAAGATGTATAGTATTCAACACGGTTAATCCTTGTGTCGAGTGCTGCAATATCAGCCATTGTATAACGGCGGTGTTGTATTCTTTCTACAGATAAATCTGGTAATTTACCAATTGGTGCTTCTGTTGTTACATATCCAGTATATGGACTATGTGTAATGTTGGCTATTGTTAATGAAGCATCTGGTTCATTAGGTAGAATTGGATTAATTGAAGGAGAACCCTCAATTATTTGTAGACTTCTATCCTTGGTTAGAATCAACTTATCTTTACGACCAAGAAAATGTTCATAGTCACAAATAAAACTTGTTGTATCTACAGGCAATAAAAATCCAAATCTCGAATCTGATGGATTAGAGTAACGGAAAACAAAATTCGATTGAGCATTTTGTCTTGATGGTCTAAAATCTAAACAATCTCTCAAAGAGTATGTTGTTCCATTTTTACTTGTGTAATTTTGAATTTCTCTGTAATCATCTGGTGATGAAAAATCGGTATAAGATGACTTACTAAAATATCCATCACCACCGGAATGTTTATAATAATCAACATAGACAAGCAAATTGCCTACTGGTTTAGGTGCACCAGGTTTTAGTGTAATCGAAGCATGGTCATAGTAACCATCTCTTTGGCCATTATCGAATATGTAATTACTTGTAACATTATATGTTGAATTGTTATACATTGCAACTAAAGGTAATGTACCTGAAGATTTGGTATCAATAATTCTTACGATTCGTTTTACATCGGATAGATATAAAGATTGTTTTGTTCCTGGAGCAACAACTCCTGCGGCTTGTATATAAATTTGGCCACTAGAAGTTACACCATCATCAACATATGTGTAGGTATTAACTTGTGTTCCATTGGTTACAATAGTGTTTGCATTTGCTGTAACTAAATTTTTAATTTTTAAAATTAAACCTGAATTTGTTGCAACTGGTACATCAACTTTAAATATAATTGTTGCAGTAAATGCAGTTAAATCAGCAGTTGTGGTTTGCAATGTTGCAACAGATAGGTCACCATTCATTGAAACTGTTCTGGGTGATATAGACCAATTAACAATATCGCCAGCTGCAAACTTTGAATTAGATTGAGCATTTGTTACAACAATAGTGAAGTTTTCTCTGACCAAATCCGTGCTGAGTGTGGTATTTTCTGTGCCTATATGTTTCACAACACCCAAATAACTTCCACTCAATGATAGTGTGGCTGATAGTGTGCTGCCCGCTACACCAAAAGAAACCCCTCTAATTTCAATGAAGGTTGTGTATGATGCATCAGTGACGCTTGCAACATAAGGTAAACCTATTGGAAATAATAATTCTGGTTTATTTGGATTTACAAGAACTGTATCACCAAAAGGTAGTCCATTGTCTTTTCCTGTGTCATCTATTTTTGCTGTGCCATATATGGTGTAATCACTGTTATTAATCTGTAACATAGATTCCACGTCAGCCGTATTGAAATTCATTACAAAAGTTGATGTTGCATCTGGTGTTACACTCCAAGACCTATTTACAGTTGCAGTTCTTGTAGAACCGACATATGATGTAATTGTTCTTGTTTCACCTGCATTTGTTCCTGATGTGATTGAAATGTCAACACCAACATATGCATTATCTATTGATGATGTTTTTCCGTTTGTTGCTGGCAGAACTACAGCTATCGAATTTGCTGAAACAATTGTACCAGTTAAAGTTTGATTCTGTAAATCATATACCATTGCTTTAAATATATGTGTATTTGCATTGTCTGTTGGTGCGCTCTGATAATCCAATCCACGAATGTAACCTCTAGACACCAAAGTAGAATTATAAGTTGTTGCGTTAGCCGTGCGTACATCATTTACTGAAACGCAATGAAAATCCACTGTATTTGCTGATGTTACATCAAAGGTTCTTGAGTTTGCGCCATGAACATTTGATACGATAAAATAACTACCATAATTTATAACTGTTGTATCATTTGATTTTGATGCAGTTGTTCTTGCGCGACTTGTTGATAAATTAACAGGTGAAGGATTCTCTACACGATATCCATGTACATATGCAAGTCCTTTGCCAACACCCATTATATACTTGTCCTCATCATCAGGATCAACTTTTGGTGTTATACTGAAATCACTTACAATATAATCACCATTTGTTTCATAATCACGTTTTGCAAAATAGTCATCAATAACTGCATAAACTGAACCATCGACCATTTTAAAAACATTGCCATCTTCAACACGAAGTAATTCAATAAACAATTGGTCGTCACCAAAATATAATGGTTTAGTTGTTAACGCCAAAGCGATTACATATCTGTCTGCACCTGGTGCTTGATAGTTTGATGCACCAACAGCAGGATCCAATAATGATGCATCATTTGCATAGTCAAAAATTGTTTCGGTAATTTCTAGTCCAACTCTTTTAGATGGTGTGCTGTCATACTTGCTTAATATGATTGTTGTTGGCTCAATTTGAACAAAGTTACCAAGAACATAGAAAACACCCTTAGCGATAGAAATCACAGAAGATTCTCCTGTGGCACCATTTGTAATTGCTTGACAAGCTTTGTTAGAATTTACATCAAAGATAACTTCATTATCTGAAAACTTTGTTCCTGATTTGTATACAACAATCAACGTTGGAGGATCACCCTCACTCGTTGTGCCTGTTGATGGTGCTGTTGCAACAACTCTTGCTACAACTGTTCCAAAGGTATTTGTTAATAATAGTCCTTCAAAATCTGCAATATCAATAGTAACACTATTGTAAGTTGCTTGTAATTTTATATAATAACAATTAAAATTCGTGGTAATTTGTCCGCCAGTGACTGGAGAATTTTCTTTGAATATATTATTGGCAAACTTAGTAATCTGATCCTGTAGAATCGTTTGTGCCTGTGTTAATTCTCTGGCCTGTACAGCCTTACCTGGTTTGAATAGAATTCGATGAAAATTTTTCGCATCATCGAAATCATCATAGTAAGGATCAACGTTAAAATTTAAAGCCATTTTTTTCCCTTAGTAACCTAATACAAATTTAAATTGTTCGATGCCATCATCACTTCTCTGTACGCCACTTCTGTTCTCAATGTACGCCAAAAGACCCGAATGAATTGCAAAATTTGGAGTGTCAAAAGACAGTAACGTTCTTGTGATTTTTGAATTCAAACCAAATATTGGACTATTTTCTGCTGGAGTTCCAGATGTATTTATTAGCTTAATTAGATTGGAAGCAACATCAAAATTTAAAACAGTTGCAGTAAATGATGGATTGATAGATGAACCTTGATAAACAACTTCATCCATAGTAAAACCAGCGTCAGCGCCAGGAGCAACAACGACATTTGTTGTTGTGCTGTAAATTATTCCGTTAGCATAAGTCGGATTAGATTGTCTTGTTGTTGGATTTACGATTAATCCTAATTGGTGAAAGTCAATATCTGTTGGAATATAACCACTCTCATCACCTTCAAATTGGCATGTTAACATAACGTGGTCACATCCTAGTTCCGAAATTGGATCAAATCCATGTCCACCCACTGGTGATGTTGCAACAAAAAGTGATGAATTGCCACCCAAAGAAGAAGTTATTGATGCGTTAGCATAAGTGTAATTTGAACCAGAATTGGTAACAATTATATCCTGTATTGCACCATTAGAAACATTTGCGGTTGCAGCTGCACCAGTCCCATCTCCTGTTATCGTAACGTACACCACAGCGTTACTAGGATCGTAACCTGACCCAGCATTAACAACATTGATAACATCTAGACTTCCTATTCCAGCAGTGGTCACCAATGGATTTGGTGTGTTTGAACCAATTGCCACTGGAATCCATTCATTGTCCATAAATTTTAATTTTAAACCAGTATCAATGGTATACATAAACTTCCATTTATAACCATCATCACCTTTAAATATTTTATTTGCACCGTATGTACCTGGTTCAAAATATGGTTCTAATATGGAAGGTTGTCCATTATTATTCCATAAACATTTGAATACTTGGTCGTATTTGTTTTTAACATAAAAGATTTTTCTTAAATATCCATTCGCATCTTTTTCAAACATATCAACTTCATCTGAAAAATAATCATATTTTACACCAGAAGTCCAGTCAATTCTTTCTATCACTGGAGATATATCACTAGGTTTTAATTGTTTTACTACAAACATATTTTTAAATATTTGTTTGATAGATTTTAAATCTGCTGTAGGCACTGGAGGATTTTCATTATCTGTCCAAGGCAAAGGTTTTGCCAAGAAGCAATAATAAGTGTTTATTGGCTCAATTAGATTTGGTGGAACAACAGCTGCGGGTCCATAATACACCAACTGTATTTGAGAAACTTTTGAACCGTTTGTAAGAATATTTTTATTTGCCATGGTTTATTTATCTGTCATTATGAACTATAGGTGAAATATATGCCCGCTGTGTTAGCAATATTAATATTACCAATCATTGATCCATGAACGGAACAACGATACTTGTAATTGCCAACAGATGTATGTGGAATTCTCCATAATAATAATCCACTTGTTTTACCTTGTGCGGCTGATCCATAGGAAATTGTTCCTGTAGGTGAAATGTGAACTAATCCTGTGTCAAAGTCAGCACTATTATCACCTGTTCTAATATGAAATGGATGAGATGCAGAAACAGAAGCTAGATTAAATCCTAAAGTTGTAGCACTAAAAGTTGATATATTAGGATTGTTTAATCCTGTATATTGAGAAAAAATATAAGCTGAGGATCCGCTTGTAGATACATCCAACACAGTCGTAGCACCAAATGTTAATACTATATTTGAAATGGTATTTGCAAAGTTAAAGGCTGCTTGTGCATTTGTTTCTGCTGTGTTAGATTTATTGAAAGCGCCATTAGCAAAAGACGCAGTAGTATTCTGTGATGCGTAAGATGCATTGGCTGTTACAAAAGCACCGTTAGCAAAACTTGCGGCCGCATTAGCGGTTACAAATGCACCATTAGCAAATGAAGATGCTGAATTGGCTTTATCGTAAGCATTATTAGCCTGTGTTCTTACCCATGCATCTGTACCACCTGTATTTGCTTGAGCATAAGCTGCATTAGCGTGAGCAAAAGCACCATTAGCAAATGCAGCAGTGGTATTCTGTGATGCATAAGATGCATTGGCTGTTACAAAAGAACCATTAGCAAATGCAGCAGTGGTATTCTGTGATGCATAAGATGCATTGGCTGTTACAAAAGAACCATTAGCAAATGCAGCAGTGGTATTCTGTGATGCATAAGATGCATTGGCTGTTACAAAAGCACCATTAGCAAAAGATGCTGTGATATTTTGGGAATTATAAGATGCATTGGCTGTTACAAAAGCACCATTAGCAAAAGATGCACCAGAATTTGCTTTATCATATGCATTATTAGCTTGTATTCTTACCCATACATCCGAACCACCTGTATTTGCTTGAGCATAAGCTGCATTAGCGTGAGCAAAAGCACCATTAGCAAAGCTGGCTGCCGAGTTAGATGTATCATATGCATTATTAGCTTGTATCCTTACCCATACATCCGAACCACCTGTATTTGCTTGAGCATAAGCTGCATTAGCGTGAGCAAAAGCACCATTAGCAAAAGACGCAGTGGTGTTTTGTGATGCATAAGATGCATTGGCTGTTATAAATGCACCATTAGCAAACGATGCACCAGAATTGGCTGTTACAAAAGATGCATTGGCAGTATTTCTTACCCATGCATCTGTACCACCTGTATTTGCTTGAGCATAAGCTGCATTAGCGTGAGCAAAAGCACCATTAGCAAAGCTAGCCGTAGTATTCTGTGATGCGTAAGATGCATTGGCTGTTATAAATGCACCATTAGCAAAGCTAGCCGTAGTATTCTGTGATGCATAAGATGCATTAGCCGTTACAAAAGCACCATTAGCGAATGAACCAGCAGAATTTGCTTTATCATATGCATTATTAGCTTGTATTCTTACCCATACATCCGAACCACCTGTATTTGCTTGAGCATAAGCTGCATTAGCGTGAACATACGCTGCGTTGGCAAATATGGCTGCGGAGTTTGCTCTTAATGGTAACCAAGCCGCTGAATTGCCTGTGGCCAAATCTAAGGCAGAGTACGCAACTGTAAAAGCTTCTTGTGCAATTGGTTCAATAACATTTAGTCGGCCCGCTTGGGTGCCAGCCAAACTAAATGCAGAATTTGCTTTGGTCCATCCAGAATTTGCATAAGTGAAGGCACCATTAGCAAAAGATGCTGCTGAGTTGGATGATTCAAAAGAACTATTAGCGACAGACGCAGCTGCATTAGCTGTTAAAAATGCACCATTGGCAAAACTGGCAGCCGCATTAGCTGTTACAAAAGCACCGTTGGCAAAAGAGGCCGTTGAATTGGCTTGGTTATAACCAGAATTGGCTCTTAAAAATGCAGCATTAGCTGTTACAAAAGCACCGTTAGCAAAAGTGGCTGCAGAATTCGCAACTTCATAACCAGAGTTTGCTCTTAAAAATGCAGCATTAGCAGTTGATGCAGCCATTGCAGCTGAGTTGGCCGTTAAGAAAGCACCGTTAGCAAAAGACGCAGTGGTATTCTGTGATGCATAAGATGCATTGGCTGTTACAAAAGCACCATTGGCGAATGAAGCACCATTGTTAGCAGTCACAAAAGCACCATTAGCGAATGAAGCAGCTGAATTGGCTCTGTTGAAAGATCCATTGGCAAACTCTGCGTATGAATTGGCCGTTACAAATGCAGCATTAGCTCTATCAAAAGCACCATTGGCGAATGAAGCACCACTGTTAGCAGTTACAAAAGCACCATTAGCGAATGATGCTGCTGAATTGGCTCTAGTGAAACCACCATTAGCAAAGCTGGCTGATGAATTAGCTTGCTCGTAACCAGAATTGGCTCTTAGAAATGCACCGTTAGCAAAGGATGCTGCTGATGTTGATGTGCTAGTTGCTGATGTGTTTTGCGTTGTTCCGTCTGCAAAAGTTAATGGTTTTTTCAATAATTGAAAACCGTCAGTGGACAGTTGTGCAACATAGTCTGTATTTGATGTGCCACCAGCAATAAATTTAATCGTTTTACCTGTTGTTGCAGTACCGATTACTAAATTACCACCTGGATCACCAGAACCACCGCCTTGCGAGTACAAGTATGTGTCTAAAGGTAAAATTGCACCATAAACAATATCATTATCAGTAGAACCGGCGATACCGAAGTCACCATAATATGTTGAATCTGTTCCGTTATTTGCTGTTACAACATAATCGGATGATCCCGAACCATTTTTATTCTGTAAATTTATTTGTAAATAATTTTCATTATTTCCAGCAAATTGTGCAACAATGCCTGGAAATATAATTTGATTGTTACCTACATTTAAAGCCGTATTTGCGTATAACGCATCAGCAAGTATTTTTGTTGTGAATTGACCAGTAGCACTTGTGGATTTATCAATACCAACTAAAATAGTATTAGATGTGTTACTATCTAAACGTGTTAAAATTGGTAGTTGCGAAATTTTTACTGTTGACATTGTTTACCCCAATAGGATTGTTCTTCCATCTTCTGTTAATAATGATACACCATTTTCTGTGGCAATCTCTGGTATATATTGTAGCCCAATTGGACCTAATATCTTAATTTGATTTGATGCTATGGTGCTATTTGCAATAAATTTTCTTTTTACGGAAAGTAATGTGTTTTCGTTTGCAGTTAAATTTGTTGTTAAAACTAATTTATCATTTAAATGATCGACTGATCTAACGGTGTAAGTATTACTATTCACTTGAATAGAATCGCCACCATAAACAATATCTTTTAGTGGATAACTCGTGTTACTGTAAACACCATTATTTTCATAATCAAATAGACCTGTTAGTGATGTAATATTTAGTGTGTTGCTACCAGAGGTGCCACTGACAACAGCTACATTACCAAATGTTAACCATACATTGCTTGCAATTGTAATTGTATTTGCCGCATTATTAACCTTTGTAACCAATGATTTGATACTAGCACCACGGTTTGATGCAATTTCTATAGTGGTTATATTTGGAAATATAAATGTTTCTAAATTTGCACCGAGAGTATTATTAAATTTAATAATATTATTACTCTTATTAGTAAAACTGGTATTAATTGTTAATACATCAGATACATAGTTACCAAGATAATAGGCTAATGTTTTACCGGCATATAATCCTTCTTGTGCATTATATAATATTTTATTGTTCGATTTTAATGCATAACGACCTAAAACTCTTGTGCCCGTTGGATGTAAAAGATTTAATAATACATCTTTATATTTTGCAAGTTCTTTTTCTAACGTAATTTGATAGGTGAAATTATTGTACTTATCACTCTGTATAACGTCAAATGAACTTGGTTGTCCTTGTGTCGTTAAATATTGTCCGTCACCGATAACCAAACCATTCAAGAAAGTTGCATTTGCTTTTGCTGAACCGTCACCGTAATTTATAACACCATATTTGTTGTATTCTCTTGTGAATACCGTTTGATTTCCTACGGCATCAAAGTAATTATAAGTTTGTGTGAATTCCGGATAAGCAGAATTTCCCATTTTATAATTCAAATCTCTTTCATCAATTTTTAATATCAAATCGGGATTTGGATTAGTACTGTAGTTAAATACTCTCAAATTGAAAAGTGATAATTCCGAATTTGCATCAGTTGATAATCGTGACACTGAATTAACTTTTGCTGTATATGTTGCAAGATTTATTGATGGTCCTTGATAAACCAAATCACCTTTACTTGGTAGATTGCCAATTGAAACATTTGAAACAACAATATCTTGTACCTTTAATGATACCGATGGTTTACTTTCATAATCTTGTCCATAATCCAAAATGTTTATTGTAGTAACTGAACCAACTCTATCCACAACTAAAGAGAATGTCGCGCCTGTTCCAAGTATTCCAGGAACAAACAATTCTGCGCCAGTTGCTTGTGCATTTGCTGATTGTATTGTTAAACCAGGTATGTACTCATTTACATAACCCATGCCACCCAATGGATATAAAGGATAAGGATAAGCTGGATCAAATGTATATTCTACGGCTGTGATTGCACCGTTTGCATTTACAGATTTTACATTTGCATGTGCTCCACGACCAGTACCACCAGTAATAATAATTCTATCGTTTGCTCGGTAACCCACACCGCTCTTAGAAATTTGAATTGGACCTAATATACCTAAAGTTGCTAAGTCACCATAAGTAGCAAAATATTCATCAGCAAAATCGTCTGTTCTGTATGTCGATATAGCTTTCACTTCAGGAAGTTTAGAAATTCCACCACCACCATTTTCAACAATAACAGATGAAATTGGAAAAGTTGAAAAACTAGTAAATGAAAACGCATTAATTAATCTGGTGTTTGCATTTGCTGTTATTGTTTTTGCAAAATTATATTGTGCATTACTTACCGTAATATTTTTTTTGAAACCTATAATATCTGTTGGTATAAAAGAAACATTTGCAATCGCATTACCTACAGAAGAAGCTGTTTTGATAACTGCATTAGCAGCTAGATTGTTTGATGAATCAACTGTTGCTGTGATACCAACAATAGCTCTTGCATTAACGCTTATGCTGTAGGTGATGTTTGTTATGGTGCCATTAGCGTCAACACTAGAAACATATGCAAATGCAGCATCATCATAAATTACCGGATCGTTAATTCTATAACCTCTACCACCATTTACAATATTAAAAGATGGAGGTAAAAATGGTGATACGGAACCAACATTAGCCTTTGCACCTGGTGCTCCTGTTATTTTAATTATTGTGTTTGGTTTTGTTGAATAACCAAATCCACCATCTACGATATTGATACGTTGAATAGAACCTTTTGTAGTTTCTCCAACAATTGCTGTAGCGCCAACTGGAAAAGGAACATTTGCATTTAGACCACCAAAAACAATAATTGGATCACCTGGCTGGTATAATTGTCCTCTTTTTGTTGAATTAATTTTAATTTGACTAATTTGACCAACAATTTTAGAACGAAGAATTGAACCATCAAATAAAACATCTTGATTGTTAATATCAACAATTCGTACAAATTCACCAGATTGAAACAATCTTTGTATATCAGAAATGAATATTTCTATTTTATCACCAACAATTACAGCACTTTCTATTGTTGCGATGGATTTAGATTCTTCACCAAAAATTCTATAATTTTTAGTTTGTAAAAAGTTATCATTATTTGTTAATAATTTTAAACTCTTTGAGATATACCATGATCCCGCAGATGCTTTGAAAATTGCATCTTTGGTGTAAAAAATATCAACTTCCGAATTGTAGAGAACTCGAAACAAGAATTCATATGAAGCTGGTGTGCCTTTAGATTGGTATAATTGTCTTGCAACTTTTACTGCTTCTTGTTTACTTAACAATGAATCTTTTGGAAAATAAGGTAAAAAATCATTAGTGAAATAATCCAAAAATTCATCAGTAGTTTCGTCAATATCTTTGTATGATAGTAGATTTTTACTTCTTTCTGATACTTTTCCAGTTTGTTCCATCCATTCATAATAAGCCTGAACAAATTTGTGGAAATTGGCGTAATCCGGATTATCACGAATATGTTCAGGTAATTGTTTAAGTACCTGAAGTGAGTTTAAATGACCATTTTCTATCATGTTGTTTTTGCAGTTACGTTAACAATAATCGATTGTGGATCAAATTCGTCCACCGTAATAACTCTATTATATGACGAAGAAATGATTGTTGATATTGGATTCGCGGTGACTGTTAGTAAACCCAAATCGTTGTTAACATCTAGAGGTGAGAATGAATTCAAAGTAACTATACCTAAATTATAATCTACTGTACCAATGTTGCCATTGAATACTGTTTTTACATTTGTTGTATCATTGTAATAGGTTCTCAAAATACCATATCGACCTTCAAGTGTAACAGTACCTGCGCCTTGAGCACCAGTTGTATCACCTGGAGCACTTGTAATTTTTACTATTGCGGATGTGTAACCTGTACCTGGGGTTAACACTTTGATTTCTCTAATAGTACCGTTGTTAGTTAAGACCACTTCAGCTGTTGCACCTATTCCGTCACCTAATATAGCAACAGATGGTTGGTTTTGATAACCATAACCTGGATTTGTTAAAGTAACAGATTCTACACCACCTGTTGATGATGGAACTTCTTCAATATACAATCCTTCAATTCTAGCGGCCAAATTTAAAGGATTTCTATACACAACAGAAGGTGAACTTTGAATACCACTCAAGAACATACCTTTCTTCAATGGTGTGCCGTAATATAATTTGTAAGTTGTTGGTGTTGATAGGTTTGGATAGAATTTCTTTTGTATTTGTATAGTTATTTCATTTGTAATTATAGATGAGTCAACTGCATTAATTCTTACACTAAAATCCGATGCCTTAAATGTGGAATTAAATGTGTTTAATGTTGTTTTTGCATACGTATTAATTGCGGACTTAACTGCGGCTTTTATTTGTTCCGATGAAGAAATAGTTTTTGTTGGATCATACAAAACATTCGCAGTTATTTGAATGTATGTGTAATCTGGATCAATGAGAACCGGTTCTACTGTCATTACTGATATTGGTTTCAATACATCATTTTTTAATTTCAATTTTTGATTTTCCGTTATAGTGTAAGCACCAGTTGGTTTTACACAAACAAAAACTTGACCATAAATCGGTGGATCATTTTCTTGGCCACCCCAAACATTAACGGCATCAAATGAATAACCTAAATTATTTTGTTGAATTGCTGTGATGTAATCTTCTTTAGTGATTGCTCGGCCTTGTGCAGAATAAGATTTTGGTGCTTGAAATCGTATAGAACTTATACTTTCTTTTGGTGAACCTTGTGAAGTGGGTGTTACTGGAGAAACTGATGCATTAGAGTAACCACTAACAGTTTGCATTAGTAAAAAGTTATTTGCACCAGCAGAAGATGTTCCTTGTGTAACAACATAAGAAATTCTTATGATATTATTTTCTTTAATTTTTTTACCTAATATACCATCACCAAAATAGATTTCATAGAAACCATTAAGTCCCTCTTGCAAAAAGTAAACAGTTGAGGTTGGTGACAAAGTTAGATACTTTGATGCAGTTGTAAACGTTTCTACGTAATTATTTGAACCAGATTCTTGCACAGAAACTAACAATGTTGTAGTATCGACATTAATATCTGGTATTTTAAATTTATAACCTAGTGTGTTATTGCCTTGAAAATTTAATTCAACCGCTGTACCTTGTTTTAGCGTTACATTTTGAAATATTGCAGTATTTGCAGTAACATTAACAGTAACCGAATCGGTATTTACAAAATTGTAATTTACACCGTCAATTGCTTCAGACAAAAATGATGTATATTTTGGTAAAGTCAATGATGAATCATTAACACCAGTTATAGTTAAATTAATTGTGGCTGATGGTGCGATTGCAGATTTTGGTACATAATTTAACAGTTTTGCTTGAGAAACAACAGAATTTCTCTGTAATGCAGTATCCAGAAACATTTCATTAGCTACCATATTCAAATAATATGCATTATATTGTGTGTTATATGCTAGTAAATCCATTAATGTAGATAAAGCAGAACCTTCATAGTTATAATCTTGAAGTACGTCTTGGTCTTTTAAATAGTTTTTGAAACTATCTTTAATACTGTTAAAATCCAGCTCAGTTATATTAAAATTTGTGTTTGCGCCTGCCATTTTATCTGTTTCTCTCTAAAAGGACTGTTACAGTAGTTGGTTGTGTTGCGTTTTCTAGATAAAAAGTTAATGTTACTGTATAAAAATTTTTATCGGGGTCTGGAGAAACAACAACGTTTTGCAATGTGACTCTAGGTTCATAATTTCTTATTGCATATGTTATTTCTTGTTGCAGTGAGTTTGTTGTTATGACTGATATTGGTTCAAACAATATAGAATCTAAGTTTGTACCAAAAGAAGGATTGAACAATTTTTCATATTTTTTAGTCAATAATATGTTTCTTATTGAACGAATAACCGCTTGGTTATCATAGCTTAAGGCGACATCATTCACCGCAGGCCGTCTTGCAAATGTGAAATCTATGTCTGAATATATTTTTGTAAGTGATGTTGCCATCTTTTATTTATGTCCAATGGTAAAACGCTTTTTTGGAATTTGAAAGCTGTTGGAGAAAATTCTTGAGCCGGAACGTAAAAATTCGAAAAGTGGTAATTATGAAATTCTGGATTTCAATTTGTCGGTACCAATAATATTCATGTATATGTATTGCTCGGTCTCACCTAGTTTGGTGAATTTCTTGGTTTGATTGTATCTATCGATGAAATTCTTTAAATTTCCATAATAATTTATATCGGAATTTATTCTACTATTTAAAAATGTGTTCGCTGCTTGCATAGTCAAGTTTATTGTTTGCACCTGTGCTGGTGATAAGTTTGAACTTATTGTATTTGCATTGGTTCTATTAACAAGACTATTATCAATTTCTTGAGAAATAGCTATAATGGTGTTTAAATTGGCTTTTAACTGTGTACCAATCAACAAACTAGTAAAACTACCGAGTATTGGAGCTGTGTTTTTTATGGAATCAGTTTGGTTTGTAATGTAAAGTGCTGTTTTACCATAACTTATTGCTTGATCCAGATATGGATTTACTTGATCTTCACCAAGAAATGATGTCACACCTGACAATCTATTGGTATGTTCTAAGAATGTATTTGCAGTATTCGCTAGATCACGAGAAGTGAAACTCAAATTACTTAGACCGTTAGCTCTACAATTGTACAATATTGTTAATGAAGTATTTGCAAGGTTTATTAAATCGGTAGCCAATGGATTTTCATAATAACCACCAATATCATTGTTTTTAATATCTTCAGCTTGCCAAGTTGTAATAAAAGGTGGCATACTTTCTAAGTGTGTTTGAGCGCTGGCAGAAAGTGTAGTTACTTTGCCGTTAGGATCATCAAAATTATAACCCAATGTAGCAAAAACACCGGTTGCATTATTTACTGTTGACATATTAAATTCCTAAAAAATTTGCCAGAGGTGAACTTGTTGGGTAACCTTTGTTACCAATGTGTTGATGATAGTTAAAAATATTTGAATTTATAACATCAGACATTAAAACTGCATCCATAATACCAATATCAGCATAAACAAAATTAGCCAAAGGTGCATTAACTGAAACCAAAGATGTAATTGAACCCATTGTATTAATACAACCAGGAACTGCCACAGGACTCAATGGTGACGGTATACCCAAGGATAGACCACCAGTACTAGAAACAAATCCAAGTGGTCCTGCAAACACGCCTGTTCCTGCATTTACTCTAGTTTCAGCACTAATTATGTCAGCAGAAATTGACCCACCAACAACCAAGTCTGAAGCCAAATATAAATTGTCAGAGGCTGCTAGTCTTATAGAACCACCAAACTGTTCGTTTGCTGCTATAGAAATGTCATCATCGCCTGAAATTGATATGTCTTTATGTGACCTTATATTTGTTTTACCTTGTACCAATAAATTATAATCACCAGCAACTTGAACGTTCATATCTTTCAGAACATTCATATTACAATTACCTTCTATCTGAATGTTACACGATCCTTTGATTAAAACATTCTTATTTTTAATCGTGATTTCATAACCATCGCCAAAAACTTTATGCACCTCATCACCATTCGGGTGCATTTCAATAAAAGTTCCCATTCTATGTGATAAACGAACACGTTCACGACCTGGTGTGTCATCCAATTCAAGTTTATGACCAGACTCTGTAACTGTTGCACTATTGTATGGATAGACTGGTCCATTATCTATATTGGCGGCAGATTCTGGTTCTGTCCACAGGTTATCCGTTGGTGGTGTATTAATTGTACTCATAATTTAAATTGGTGTTCCTTTTTTTGCTGTAACACTTGTACTCGACGCAACTGTATTTGCTGAAGCGAACGTACTAGTAAAATTTGCAATTGTTGTATTGGCTGCAGCCAAATCAGCGGCACTGACGGGAATCAATAAACCAGCTGTCGCAGCCACAGGTATCGCCGCTGCTCCGGCCACTGCAACACCAGCCAAATTTACAGTATTGTACGCTTCTGTTGCTACTTCTTTTGCAGCAGAAACCAATTCTGTTAATTCCGAACTTGCTCCACCACCAGATAATTCTGCAAAGAAATCACTAAAAACACTACCAATTAATTGTAATACTCTAGTTAAACAATCTCTCAATAAAGCCAAAAATCTTGCTGGTAAACTTAATATCCATTGTACAATTGCTCTTAATTTTGTAATGTAAGCTAAAACATATTTTTCAAAATCAATGATTGGCTGAATGATATCTTTTTGTATTCTTTTTAATTCTCTTGCTATAGATTTTAATTTATCTATCAACCATGAGTATTGGCCTGTAGCGTCAGTTACACCAAGTAATCTCATAATTGCACGTATGCCTTCTCGAATTTGATTTGCTACCGCTTTCAAGAATTTTTTTAGTTCTATATTCTTTTGCATTTCAGAAACAAAATCACAAACGTGAGATAATTGACTATTTGTTTTACCCACAGAAGTTTTATCAACAATACCTCTGGATGCAGCATTAATTGATGGCTGACCAGGTATTTGGCCATCATTCTCCGCACCAACAGGTGGTGTTAAATTTGGACCCC